ACATAAACAGTATCACCAGCCTGAACCAGTTCACCGTCAGCAGTCACAGCAACCATATCGGCTTGGAGTGCTGCGTTAACAAAAGCTTCCAATTCAGTGCGTTGTACAACTCCGATCTCGTAAAAGCTTTTTAGCCGTGGGTAGTGGTCGAGTAGTTGTCTGAAGTCGCTATTACTAATTCGGCGTTTTGTTGGGTCAGGCACATCCCTGCATGGGTTGTGTGGTTGAATTGGCACACAGCCAAAACGTCGGCAGTGTGCAACTGTTTCGCATTGGTCGCAAATTTCATGTGTCATTTATCAATTCCTATCTGAATAAAGAAGTACATGGGAATACACATAGCCGCTATGAATAATACTAGAAAAAAGTAAAGAATATCAGGATTAGTGCAGTTCATTTGACGAGCTCCTGTGCACGGCGATCAACGTCACGCAAGTGTTGTTCTAGCTTGCGCTGATCTTTGGGATCACCAGACTTTTGGTATGCTAGCAAGAGGCTATATGCCTCACTATTCTTGGCTAGCACATGGTTTTTGTATTTTACAAAGTTGTTCATAGTAATCCTTTAGGTCTGTGGTGTCTGCGTCACGCCAGTAAGTGTACATGTCGCCCCAGCGGTCTCGGTCACCACATAGTCGTTGTAACACAAGCTGGCCACGCCAGTTTGTGCGGAATTGGTAATTTTTCATCGCGACTCCAAGTATTTTTCAAGGTCAGCAAAGAACACACTAGCACACCAGACTAGTGCGACCCATGGTTGAACTTGAAGTCCAGCATACCACATATAGATATACACCGCACAGTAAATGCCGCTAATAGATACTAAAAGTAATTTCATTTAAAATCCCAATATTTTTTAACAGAGTCAACGATGCGTTGAGTGGCTCCGTCAACCGCAGCTTGGTCAAATGTGGTAAACATGGCGTGGCGGTGGTCGGTGGCCAAGATGGCTAGAATAGTTTCGCCTACAATTGATTGGGCAAAAGCTTCTTGTGTGTAATTACCGCAAACTTGCAGCTCATCTATGATTTTTAATACTTGTGGGTTTGTGTTCATATTATCTCCAGGTACGGTGCACTTCAGCAATCCACTCATTGCCATCATAATCGTCAATTTGCCACTCCACATCATCAGGAATGGTTACTACTTTTAGACTGGCATAACTACCGCTGGCAGCTTCACCAAGCTCTAACACAGTTTTTACCAAGTATGGATCATCCCGTCGCAGTTCCCAGTGATACTCACTTGGTGGAATCCCCGCCAGTTCGCGGTATCGTTGGCTAGCGGCTTCTGACAGACCAAAACCGCCGTGTTCACAGTTAATTACAATTTGTGTCATACACTTCTCACTTTCATCATAGCATCGGCCATTTCATAGGCAAAACTGGCATCATTAATCAATGTAATTGATCCAGGTCGGGTTAACATACCTTGCATTGCCTTGGCTGCAAAGTAGTCCCGAAGAGTCATTCCTTCAAAGTGATACGTATGGTTGCTTGTTTGATGTTCGTTTTCGGTAGGAAATGCCGGTCCGCCTGTATTCTTATTGTTCATATTATTCCTTGGGATGTGGGACATTGCAAAGTACCTGAAGGGCTTGCAACTCACCCATGGTCAGCTGAAAGTTACGATTGCCAATGCTAATATCCCAGCCTTCGCCATTGACCCAGTCAGTGACCTCTACAATCTCGTGTGGTTTAGCCATGTGGCAGTAGTCTCGCAAGTCTGCGTATACTGCTCGTCGTTGTGCAAAGTTCATTGTGTTTCCAATTCTTGTGTAATCAGTTCTTGTGGGTCAAAGTCTTCAAAAGGAAACAGCCACTGCTCGCGGCATCCAGTAAACCGACGTCGACCACTAACCAGTGCAGGCTCAATCCAGTAAACGCGATCTTCTGGAGTTTTAATGCCTTGTGCAGTTACAATAAGTCCATTAAACTCATGACCAGGAAGATCGCTTGGTACGCCACGAATCATGCAAAGTGTTCCAGGTTTGATCATACAGTCTCCAGTTTTTGTTTGAGTTCAAGGTAAAAGGCATGATACTTAGCCATACGTTCAAGGTCTTTTTGTGCAACACCTTTGAGTCGTCTGACGTCGGTGTTGTGGCGCAAGTCAGCCATTTTAACCTGCATAGCATCACGATTTTTAAAAATCTTTTGCTTGTACTGTTCATAGCTAAAACCACGCTCTTTGGTCAGTGCCATGATGCCTTCAATAACACGAGTACTCATACCGGCTTCCATTAGTTCCAAGTATGTGGTATCGGTATCTTCAATTACATCGTGCAACAATGCCATACATTGCAGTTCTTCGTCATCGGACTTCAAAAAACTCATAACTCTAAGAGGGTGTAAGATATAAGGTTTGCCACCTTTGTCAAACTGCCCGTGGTGGGCGTTAGTAGCCAGGTGTAGAGCTTTGTCAAGCATTTCGCCGCGTTTCATATTAAATCTCCACGTAAAAGTCGTTAAGCTCAAGATCAAAAGCACTGTAAGTATCAAGATTATCGTCTGGTAATACTTCAGTCAAAAACGGCATAATCTCGTCGTAAAGTGTGCCCTCGGCAGGGTCACGAAACAGCACTTGCAAGTTGCCAGTACCCGCCTCGCGTCGAATGTTTTCCAGTTTAAAAATCAGTGTATCTAGTGTCATAGTGTTTTCCTAATCAATACATATATTATACCCAAAAAAGCAAAAAGCCACAAGTGCATTTCTGCAAATGTGGCTAGAATTTGTTGCTAAAAAACAACACTTATGGTTTCTTGACCGGAAAAGGCCAGTTTGAATTGTTGAACTCGTCTTCAAGACGCATTTTTTCTTGGTATACACAGTGGCAGTCCCTGCCCTGGTTGCAGTCACCAGTACACTGGGATTTAGTGGGTTGAGTGTTTTTAATGTAATAAGTGGCAACGCAGTAAGCCCAAACACCCAAGGCAACTACTATAACCGCAAATAAAAGTGCGTTCATTTAAATAACTCCAGTTGATTAACGTATTCATGCAGGTTTTCACGGGCACGGTCGTATACTTCACAAGGCTCCACCATTTCTGGGTCACAACCCTCAACCGCACAAGCCCAGTCAAGCAACACACCGTTAACATCTTGCCACATGGCTTCGGCACCTTGTTTAAAGGCTTGACGCATCCAGTAGTCTCGATTGTCTACATTTTGGTGATTGCCCATCATGTAAACTTGTGCACGATTTGATCCCATTTCAGGATAAGTCTCGGTATAAAACCAACGAATAAATTCGCGGTCTAAGTTAAATTTAGGTTGTTTCATTAGTAGGCTCCGGTATGATTGTCACAAGCGTTTGTAATATCTGGGTAGAAGTTTTGCAATACTTTAACAGCATCTTTATCATCGCCGTGTTTGTAAGCATTACGAAGTGCGTTACGCAAATCGTCTAAGAGGTTGTGATACTGTGGTGCATTAAGATAAATGCGAGCTTCTTCAACGGATTCACATTTGATATTAAGTTCTAGCATACTTGTTCAGTTGTTTGAGTGTGTTAAGGTCGGTAATAGGCTGATAGTTTGATTTGGCCATTGGCACAATGCAATGTTTAAATGTTCGTGCTTGTTTCTCGCCACATACAAGACAAGTATGCAAGCCAAGCCGCCAACGAGCAGGCGCAACGCTATCGCTACAATTTACGCAAAAATACATAGTTGATCTCCAAGGGAATAAATTATTATAATTCAATCCAACTCGGAGATCAAGAGTTTATTTTCGCATTGCTCTTACAAGCTGTTCAGTAAGATGACGAACAGCTTTTTTATATCCATTAATGGCTTGCTGCTGCCCTGGCAACCATTCTGGCCGTAGAGTAAGTGCTAGTTCATCGTCGTGAGTTATAAGTACCGGCACAACCCTACCATCTCGCCAACGCATTTTTTCACAATATATTGTAACAATTGGTGGCATATAGAAGTCTTCAGGAGCCGGACTCATTCTTACAGGTTGTTGTACTGCTACACGAACACTTCCTTGACGCTCTAGCTGCTCTAGTAGCCACAGCGGTAAATCAATAACCGTTATAGGCTCAAAATCTTTGGTGTAGAGTACAACATTCATATTACCACTTTGCCTCATTAGGAATTAATTTGCGATGCTGAATCCAGCCACGAAGATTGCCACTCCACAAGTCACTGTTAGCACTTACATGGGTAATGCCTTCTTCCCATGTTTCTGGCTCAAAACTACACAAAGTATCGTAATCCATAGGGGTGGCCTGATGCTCAACTGGACTGGCGTGTGCAGGCTCCGACTCAATCAGCTGTTCATAAATCTTCAGTGCTTTTTCATAGCTATCGTCGTTCTTACGATACGACACTTGTGCACAACAGCTAGCGCTAACAATACGCGCTTCTTCTGCTGTAATATCATCACCCTTGCCATCACTATAAAGCAACTCACCGTTAATAATGCTACGATAAGTGTTAACATAAGGAACATGCCATTCTCCTAGTTGTAGAAGTTGTGGTGTACTAGCATCATACGCATCACGCATCTTGCGTGCTAGTTCAGCAATCTCTGGTTGTGCATCTTGGTGGTCACGAAGCCAAAAGAAGTTTGCCCACTCTGTGCCAGAGATAACGGTTTTCATAATCATCCACGGTTCCGTGATACGATTAGTAATCTGTTTGTGAATGTTGAGATCGGCCAGCGAACCACTATATGCAATCGCAGCATCACGAGCCTTAGCCCAGATATACTTAGCTTCGCTGAGATCAGCTCCACGCAATTCTTCTTTGGCTTTCATACCTGGCTGGTTAACGCCCCAATAAACAGGGCCAGCAGTATTAGCACGAATATGTTCGTGCATAGCTTTAACAGGAATAGCTCGGCTAGATGCCGAGTTTTTGCTAAGCATACGGTGGGTGTTGAGTTCGGCCAAAATAAATCTTGGATACTCAATTTCCATAGTAGTCATGCGGATGCCTTGAGCAGAAATACTGTCGGCAACAATTCGAGCTGTGATAAGATCTTTAGGAAAGTTCATTTTTAATAATAGTTATTGGCATTGTGGAAGTTTCGCCAAACAAGGCAAAGTATTCATTGATTTCGTCTACGTAGTGTTCGACCCATAAACCGTACTTGCCTGCTAGTTTGTAATTGTATTCTACTAGCAGGCAAGTATCGCGTATTTGATTATAAGATTTCATACTTCAATGGTTTTAAATGGGTCAAAACCAACACCGTCGTTTAGTGCATTGTAATAGCCATGTGGATTAGCCACAACACGAGTATCACCAAGCACAATGTCAGTTGCATCGTGGGTATGTCCAAACAGCCAAGTAGTATCGGACATATTGGCAATATAATCACCAAGATCGTTAGCAAAGTAGTCGTTGATTAGATCTGGCCCACGAAAACGTGGTGCAATGCACTCACGGGCTGGAAGAAAGTGTGAGACAACCACAACTTTTTTACCATCGCGGTGCTCGTACCAGTCTTTGATAAAATCAAGATGTTTGTAGTAAGTTTGTGCACAGCGGTTAACATCAAAGTCACGAATCATGCGAAAATCGTTGATGCCACGCTTAGCTGCTGATTGAGAAAAAGGATTGTCACCAAAATTAGTCCACAGCGTACCCCCAACAAACATAATGTCATCAAGGATAACCAATCCTGGGTTTAAAAAGTACACATCTTCAAGCTGTGCACATTTGTCTGCCATTTTTTGGTTAAAGTCATCAAAGCTGGTACCATAGTACTCGTGATTACCAGGCACGTAAATGATCTTGGGAAATCCTTGGTCACGAAAGAACTTGATAACGTCCATTGTGTTAGTTGAACCACTGGCAATATCGCCAGCAAGCACGAGCACATCTTCGCCACGATATTCGGCAAAAGGCTGAGTTTTGTACGGAAGACGAAATTCCGTGTGTAAGTCTGATAGTAGTCTAATCTTCATAATTTTATCCTTAAGCCTATATTATAACAGATTAAGGCTATGCGTTCAACTGTAAAAAATGTGGTTATTTATAATCGCTACAACACGTTTAGTTTTAGCCCACTTTGGCTTTATTTGGCGCGTATGAAAGTAAAGGGCTTTAAAGTCTGGTAAGTGTATACTTTGAGTTAGCACGGCTCGTGCTACTACAACGGCGTCTTGCCAGGCTTTAGTGTCCTTGACACGTTTAGTGCCACTGTTAGTCCAAGAGAATTGTTTGTTTGCGTACACAACTTTGCATATACTAGACTGAAATCTGCCAGAATTTACACGGTTAACAGTAACTTGTGCAACTGCAATTTGTCCGTGCAATCCTTCACCACGAGCTTCGTGGTAGATGTTACTGGCTAAACAATCTATATCTTGTGTTTTAGCAGGTTGGGTTAAACGGTGGGCGTGGGTAGCTGTTCCCAGAGTTATTGATGAAAGGAGTAGTAGACTTACTATTCCTATTTTTAATGTCTTCATTTAAGATCTCCATTATGCAATCATAGCTTCGTTGTTCTAGTTCGGTACCCTTACCGCTATCTAACTTTTCAGCTAGATGTTGTAGGAGAACCAGAGTTTCGAAGCGTTTCATATTGTTGGTTAAGTTCATTTAGTTGCCGTTGAAGGTTAAGAATAACTTCATTACTTTGCTGAAGTTGGTTACTTAGCTGCATGATTGCTTCAGCACCTTTTATCATTATATGATTGGGAGGATTAGTTACCTGATACGGGTCATTGTCTCCATCTTGTACAATGTAACTATCTCCGTGGCGCAGTCGTTGAATTAATAGGTTTACATCCATATTTTTCGTATAAATTTACAATCGAACACTCATTATAACCCAAATGGGCCACAAGATCAAGCCCAAATTTATATTCGGCGCCAATACCTCGAAAATTTTTGTAGTTGACCCTGTGGTGCTAAGGTGTTATAATTATCGGAGTTATAACTTCGAGTGCATTTTTATGACATTTAGTGAATATATAAAACGTCACGCAATCTTCTCTTATCGTGAGTTTTGCCGTCAAAACTACTTAAAACCAGATATTGACGTTGACCTTAGTGAGCCTAAGTTGTGTGCACTTGTAAAACCTGCACTTGACCCTAAACCGCAAAAGCCGTATAATTAAAACTCACGCAACCTTTAACACAAAAATTATGCCTAAACAAGACGAAATTGACCATATCACAGTATTTGGCCCACAAGTTACTTTAACAGACGCACAAAAAGAACAATTATATGTAGATGCTAACAATATTCTAGAACGCGCTATTAAAGCCGAAAAAGAATATGGAGCCGCACTAAAGTTTGATACAGATAAACTACCACTTAACTTGCTCTCAACCGAAGCCATGAACCAAACAGCCGCTGTACTGAAATTTGGTGCGCAAAAGTACGCAGAGCACAACTGGCGCAAAGGCTTTGCCTGGAGTCGACCCTTAGCCGCAGCAATGCGACACCTTACAGCATTTAATGATGGTGAAGATCGTGACCCTGAATCGGGTTTATCGCACCTGGCTCACGCAGCCTGCTGTATTATGTTCCTTTTAGAATTTGAGAAAACTCACCCACAACTAGATGACCGATACAAACCAAACGTACCGCAGGTTAGCAAAACACCTGAACAAGAGCAGAAAAACCCTTACACAGGTCTGTAAAGAATTAGATATTGATATTGACTATGTTGACGACTTCTTGCTAGAACAACACGTGCAAGAGTGCTCACACTGCGGAATCTGGGGCATAGATCACCGGCAAGATGAAGATAGTTTTGCAGTGTGTAATCTGTGCTTTGGCTTAGTAGGCCGGTAATTTTAGATTTGACATAGTCGTGTATATTTGATATAATAGTGGCTATGAATACATTTAATCCAAATATCAATCGCATTGGCTTTGCCTGCAAAATACAATCTGACCATGACAAAGCTGATGGTGACCTGAATACCAAGGCTACAACCATCAGCTACTTGGCTCGTCAGACTCCTGATGCACAGCGTGCTAAGCTGTGGGATTTGCTCAACCACAATTTGCCAGCGTTTTATCGCCAGCTACAGTGGGTTGCACGTCAGCCTGCCCATCAGCGTATGTTTCGTATTACAAGTGACTTACTACCAGCATATACTCATGACGACTATATGCCTTTCTACTTCCAACCAGACGTAGTTGCCAAGCTAGAGTACTACTTAAGTATGTGTGGCGAGTTTGCTCGTGCCAACGATATTCGTTTGAGCTTCCACCCAGGCCAGTTTTGTGTGCTTGCTAGTGAGAATCCTGGTGTTGTTGAAAACTCAATAGTCGAGTTCGAGTACCATGCCGACTTGATTCGTTATATGGGCTATGGTAAATCTTTTCAAGACTTCAAGTGCAATGTGCACGTTGGCGGTAAGCTAGGCCCGGACGGCATCAAAGCTGCTATGCGTCGCCTCAGCCCCGAAGCACGCAACTGTCTAACCATTGAAAATGCCGAGTTTACCTGGGGTCTTGATGCCAGCCTTGAACTGACGGACACTTGTGCCTTAGTTCTTGACATTCACCACCACTGGATTAATTCTGGAGAGTATATTGAGCCAACTGATCCACGCTTTAAACGTGTTGTCGATTCATGGCGCGGTGTACGTCCTGTGATTCACTATAGTGTCAGCCGTGAAGATTGTTTGGTTGACCATGACCCTAGCATCAAGCCAGACCTCAAGCAATTGAAGTCACAAGGCTTTACTGCCGCTAAGCTGCGTGCTCACAGCGATTACTACTGGAATCAAGCAGTCAATTCATGGGCCTTGACTTTTAGTCCACACGCTGATATAATGTGTGAATCAAAACAAAAAAACTTGGCAAGTACCAAACTTGCAAAGCAATGCCTTATTACAACAACTACTTAAACTCAAATAAAATGCACAACAATCCAAACCTACGCGAATTTGCCGAAGGAACTAAAAATGCCGCTATATTTCAAACTAATGCTCCCTACAACAACCCTTACCAAAGCGATCGTCCTCGTTGGTTGTTTGTGTGTAGTGCTGGCCTCTTGCGAAGCCCAACCGGCGCTGCTCTAGCCATCAAACACGGAATTAATGCCAGATCGTGCGGAAGTAACTTTAACTACGCACTGATCCCTTGTAGCGCAAATTTGATTAACTGGGCTGACAAGATCGTGTTTGTTAATCAAGAGAACTTGTGGCAGCTTGAAGAAAACTTCCTTGGTCACAAAGACTTGCTAGAACAGATTGAATCCAAGCAAATTGTCTTGAACATTCCAGACAACTTTGAGTACATGGATCCAGAATTGCAAGGGTTCTTTGAAGCCGAGCTGTTCAAGCCTTATGGGCCTGTGACAATGTAATACAACCGCCTGTGGTCTAACGGATAAGACAAGGGTCTTCTACACCCTTAGATGTGGGTTCGATTCCTGCCAGGCGGGCCAAAATTCAAACTTGATTGTTTGCCTGAATCAGATTATAATATAGTCTGATTTGGAGAAATAATATGACTAAAGTATGGGTCGGTTACGACGTATATTATGATTACTGCAATGAGTGGCGCTCAGCAGTCAAGGTGTTTGACTGCGAAGTCAAGGCATTGATCTGGAAAGCAGAATTCGAATCCACCTACACAGAATGGCGTGCATACGAAGAATTTGAGGTTGAATAATGAATAACACAGTATATGTTGTAACCAGCCTTGAGCTGGGCTGGGATTGCGTTGTTGGTGTTTTCAAAAACGTAGATACCGATAAGCTGCAAAAGTGCTTTCCTTCACCTCCATACGTTATCAGCGATCAAACTGTTGAGTTTAGTCTAGATGGTTGGGAGAATGATGATGATTAACTACACACCAGATGTTTGGGTTGTGCTTGAGTTTGACGCACCTGAACTGGCCAAACCAACACGCAAAGTATTTGCTGGATGGTATGGTGGATACACTGGGTCGAATTCGTGGAAGCTCAATTCAGGTATTACTGAAACACGTCTAGTAGATGGTTGGTGGGAGTTTGATGGGTATAGTGGTAGCACATATCGCTGTCATCCTGATAACTATCACATGAGCGGCCTAATGCAAAGTATCTATGCAAATTGGCTAAAAGCTGCTGATGAGCGTGGTGATGTAAAGATCAGAATTTTGACATTTGACGAAGCAGTTCTTTCTTGATATAATATAGGCTGATTTGGAGATATTATGGCAGGCTATTCACGCGACTTTTTAATTGATGCTTTTATGTCACGATACATCAAGTGTGCTCTTATCACTATTGAGCAACTTGTCAATCTTGAACAAATGGCAAATGATCTTTATGATCGAGTGGGTCGCGATAGCTTTCGTAGTTATGCCAGCTTAGATGCTGAAGCAATTCGAGTCTATAAAAACAGTCTTGACTGATCGTGGTTAATACTGTATAATTTGTTCTTTAAATGATAGATTATGGCTCCCGCAAGGGAGACCATATAAAAGCACATACTTTACCGCCCTCTAGTAAGGGAGATAGCGACTAGCGCTGATGGACTGTTTAAATGTGCTTTTATATGGGACGGTAGCCTTAAGTGGTAAAGGCACTAATCCGGACTACAACCCCTTCACTCAAAACTCTCCTCTGCCGCAAGCACGAAGTTAATAGTGGGCTGAATTCGAATACATGCTTTCGGGATTGTAGATATTATGGTTGCAGGTTCGAGTCCTGCCTGTCCCACCATACTTAAGTAACCTGGCGTGGCCAGCGGTAGGGAGACTGTGGCTCCGGTGAATGTCCACCTTCTTATGTCGCAGTAACAGGTTATTTAAATATGGGTCAAAGCGAAAGACACCAACCCGAACTAACACGGGAGAACACCGCCTTTTACCTGACGACGGGAAAGTCTGGTTAGCGTAGTGGATACTAGATATTCACATATATTGGTGGAACACTTATATGGTTCCTTAAAATGATTGTTAGTACCCATAAAAATTTAAACTTGTTTTTGTTTTGCAAATCAAGTATAATACATATTCTTTCAAACAAGGACAACCATGCGAGTTTTTACGAAATTAGACGGTAAGCTGGCTTGCTGGCAGATTGAAGGTAGCGGATATGCTGATGCCATCAAGATGGTTCGTGATGAACTTGGCGTCGGTCATCGTGGCTCTATCTTAGCCCTTGTAAAATATTGACTTGATTGTAGAGCTATATTGCTGTATAATTAATGTTTATTCGGTAGAAGTTCCGACACTAACACAGGACTTCCCTGATAGACCAGAATAATGTTTAACTATATTAGCCAATTAGTGGAACGCACTGTTAAATCAGCGGGTACATGGCGAAGCAGTGCACTGGTTGGAACCTCAGATCAGCAGCTCTGAGCTATCAAAAAGCTACTAATTTCTAAGCCTGCGTTTACCGACAGCTTTATATCGGAAAGATTTCGCACTACTCTAAAAAGTGTACCTCTCGGTGTAGTGAAATGGCATCACCCGTGCTTTGGGAGCATGAAGCGCAAGTTCGATTCTTGCCATCGAGACCATATTGTTATAGCTTTTGCTAGTAGCCAATTCAGTTTGGAACCTTGCAAACTTGAGACGCAGTACATCCGGAAAGGTACTGTGGTATAGTTTAAATTTTAGTACAGGCCTGCGTCATGAACAGGATAAGCTAAAGTTACGCTCTTAGCGGAGTGTGTAGTAAACAAAAGCTATAACAATATGATTATGCGTCAGTGGTGGAATGGTATACACGTTGGTCTTAGAAGCCAATGCCGCAAGGATTGAGAGTTCGAGTCTCTCCTGACGCACCACAATTTGGGGATGTAGCACAACTGGTAGTGCACCTGCTTTGCAAGCAGACTGTTGAGAGTTCGAGTCTCTTCTTCTCCACCAATAGTTTAAAGCCTTGGCGTTGCTAGATAACTCTAGCGTAAAGGTAAATCCGTCACCTACTTTTAGAGAATACAATGAAAACACGAAAACCTCGGAATCACGTTGCCTTAGCTTTGATGAAGCGTGGCGGCAGTGGTTCTCATACAAAAAGCCACAAGCAGCTTCGTGGCGAATGGAAGCGCAATATGGACGTATAACTTAACGGCTAAAGTAGCTGGCTTTTAACCAGCAAATCAGAGTTCGATTCTCTGTGCGTCTACCATATTTGAACACATTACCACAGTCTTTAAGAGTGGGTGTGGAGCCTAGTGTGTTCAAATATGGTATTTACGGCCCTATAGTTTAACGGTAAAACGGCGGATTTATATCCCGTAAGCAACAGATAATTGGTTCATCTGGGTTCGATTCCCGGTAGGGCTACCAAAACAAATACGGAACACTGGCCGACCGGTTAAGGCATCAGATTGCTAATCTGACATTCAGTAATGGGTGAGTAGGTTCGATTCCTACGTGTTCCGCCAAATTATGCAGGGAATAGTGTCAGTGGCAAGCACACTTGTCTGTGAAACAAGAAGTTAGGGATCGAAACCCGTTCTCCTGCCCAAAAGGTTTTTATGTCAGAAATACAAACATTACTTGATAAAGAAGCCAATCTTGCAAATCGCCGTGAGCTAGTACACAAGCAGATTAAAGTTCTGCGCGGTACAGAGCCCCCACGTTGCTGGGGTATGGATGATTGTAGTACACAAATCCTGAGTACTTGCCCTTGGCGTATTGACTGTGATGGTCACCAAGCCACACACTGGCAAGAAAAACAGCCTTGGTAGCTCCAATGGTAGAGCAGCGGATTGAAAATCCGTGTGTTACTGGTTCGAGTCCAGTTCAAGGCACCAAGTATTTATAAGTTTGACCCTAAGTTGGAGTGATTACCAATCCTTTACAAACGGACTAATCCACCTAGTAGTTGCAATAGGCCCACGTCTCGACTCAAAATCGCCCGTGGTTAGGGTTAAACTTATAAATATTCTCTTGATTATATAGCCCAATCGCTGTATAATTATTCTTTAAACAAACACTCCGGTCGTCTAGTGGCTAGGACGCCAGCCTTTCAAGTTGGAGAAGCGGGATCGAAACCCGTTCGGAGTACCAATTTAATCGCCTGACTGGTGGCGTACAATGAGATAAGTAGCCAGTCACAAATTTCACTGGGGTAGCTCAGCGGCAGAGCACTCGCTTGATAAGCGATAGGTCGAGGTCTCGGAATCCTCCCTCAGTACCAGATAACTTCTCCCGAAGTTACAGTCCAGGACACGCGGACTCTAAAACGAGGTGGGCGTGGGTGGAAGCCCCACACCTTCTACAACACAACACACAGGAACAAAAAATGTCCAAATCTCCTTTTGAAATTCGTCTTGAAATCTTGAAGATGACTGCTGAACTTATGCAAGCAGAGTATGAGTCCAATATGGAATTTCTTACCGAAATGCAAGAAAATCTAGCTGACAAAGGCCAGAACACGCAAGCAATGATTGAAAAGTTTATGCCCAAAGCATTTAACTTTGATGAAATGCTGGAAAAGTCCAAGAAATTCTACGACTTTGTAAATCAGAAATAATTATCGCGGGGAGTCAGGGTAGAGGCAAGCCTCATAAGCTCCGCCTGGAAGGTTCGAGTCCTTCCCCCGCAACCAATTGGCCTTCCAGCAGTGCTCCGTATGGACAATGATCTGGTAAATATGGCACATGGGCCCGCCACCATATACCAGTGCAGCTGCGATGATTAAGATCGCACGGACATATAGCACAGCGGTAGTGCAGCGTCTTCATACGGCGTTGGTCGCTAGTTCGAATCTAGCTATGTCCACCACTAAAAATTCAGATTTGATCGTATTGTTCAAATTTGATATAATTTATACTTAAATTAAACACTCTAGCTGTAGTGATAGAAGACAGTTACTTCAACACTAAAGCAAAACGTATAATCTTCGGATTAATATGGCACAAGGTGTTCGCACTTTGTTGCAAATGTGGCAGCAATACACATTAAAATGTGCAAACGTCTTAGGTGATGTAGACGCTAAACAATTCCAGAACTGCTTTCGCAGATTCTCGGTTAGTGTGTTTAATTTAGGTATAGTGAAAGAAACGGTTACTTCTAGACAGCTAATCTAACCAAATGCCCGTTTCGCCTAGTTCTTACTTATTAAAAGGAAAATACAATGTCCGCGATTAATCGCAAATCCGCTTCCATGACAGTTAATAGCGTTGGTACACCAGTACGCACTATTAACCCAGAACGACAACTGCGTCGTTTGACCCTAGCAGCAATGCTTTGGGAAGACCAGTTCTATGTTGATGGTAAAACCCATGCCGAGTTGGTTAAGGACGTTGTGGCTAAAGTTGCTCCTGAAAAGGTTGCACAACTAGCCCTGGAGGCTCGTACTAAGTTCAAACTTCGTCACGTTCCTCTGTTGCTTGTCCGCGAGCTTGCTCGACACGGTAAATTGCAAGCAAATGCCTTGACCAATGTTATTCAACGTCCAGATGAAATGTCTGAATTCTTGAGTATCTATTGGCGTGAAGGTAAGTCAGCCCTGAGCAATCAGGTTAAACGTGGTCTTGCTGCTTGTTTTAACAAGTTCAGCGAATTCCAGTTGGCTAAATGGGACAAAAACTCAGCAGCTATTCGCTTGCGTGATGTTATGTTCCTCAGTCACCCTAAACCGCAAACAGCAGCCCAAGCTGAGCTATTCAAACGAATCGCATCAGACCAACTGGAAACTCCAGACACTTGGGAAACTCAACTGAGTTCAGGTGCTAACAAAGCGGAAACGTTCACTCGCCTTATGGCAGAGAACAAACTGGGTGCTCTAGCTTTCTTGCGTAATCTGCGTAATATGCGTGACAGTGGTGTTTCGGATTCCCTTATCCGAGCTTATGCACAAACTGTTGACGTTAGCAAAGTCCTGCCTTTCCGCTATATTGCGGCAGCACGTATTGTCCCACAATACGAGGATATGCTAGAAACAA